ATATGAGGTCGAGAGATCGGCTGATTATTCAAACTTCGCAAAGGATTCAAATGACTAAGCTTCCACAAACTCACTCAGCACTAAACAAAACAATCAATGGTCTTGAGTATTCTGAAAAACTAGGCAAATGTGTAAAAACTACTTATACATTTACTGATCTAGAAAAACAAGTTATGGATTTATTTCCTATCGCATGGTATGTAGATGATCTAGAAGCTTCTGACTTTGGTTTAGATGACCCCTCAGAGTGGTTATTAGATTGGGAGGAAGTTCAACCACTTACTAAAGTTCTAAATATTACACAAAACCAATTAAAAGGTGTAATCGGCTCTCTAGCTAACAAAGGTGCTATTGAGATAGAAGAAAGAGGACAAACAAAAGCAGAGAAAAAAATGTTTGGCGAAGATCTTTACTGGCTTTCTTCCAGATGCTTCGAATCACTTATAGCAAAATAATCTTAATCAAATCAGCCCCACCTCAACTGGTGGGGTCTTTATTCACCTATCACCCCTAAAAAACAATGGACAAAACAAAAACTATTATCAAAACTTACGATCATACATTCACTGATGGTGCAATTTTTGAAATTGAAGATCGCCACGCAATGTGCAGACTTGGCTACAAGATCACAAATGTTATAGAGGATAGATGGCAGGGATATTTGCAAACACAAACAGTAACTTACACTTTACAGGAGGTAGAGTAATGAACAGAGATCAAAGAAAAAAATTAGCTGATGTTTGCTTTAATGAAGCTGTCACTTGTGCTTTAAGAGATGATATTGAAGATGCTAAAGAGCTTTCAAAGCTTTATGTAAAGCATGAGTTCAAAGAAGAAATTGAACTTATTATCGGAGGCAATGCTGAATTGTTTACAACAATTGTAAAAAATCAATATTCAGACAGTTATAAAAAAAGATTTATTTCAAAAGTTATGCTGGACTGTCTGATAGAAGATGATAGGTTTAAAAAAACCTTTGTAGAAAAATTTATTCATTTACACTTAGAGGAGGAGGGATATTAAATGACTCAAGAAAAACTTGAATATCAGTTCAAAAAAGCTTTCTGTGAACAAGAGGCAGAAAAGTACATAGATTATCTTTGTAAACCAAGAACAAAACAGGAGGTCTATGCAGCAGTAGAAAAACTTGCTTTGATCCATTTACAAATAAAAAATTGTGAAGATATTATATACACTGCAAATATTCCAGAATTTGATGATCCTTTGTATTAAAGGCTAATATCTAAATGTAAGAGATTGCCCATGCTTCGCTACCTAAAACGATACATGAACATCTTTCTCAACATAAAAGCTGAAGATGCCCATAGGCTAAGGCAGTTTTTGAAAAAGAACCCATCAACAAAAGGATCTGGTGTTGCAAGAGAACATCTTGATGCTGGAATAATTTCCAGAGTTGTTTATTCCCTCGAACACGCTTTAAATGAATTATGAGTCGGGTAGCCTGATGACTTATGCAAAGCTAAGTCTGAAAGCCATACAAAACCTATTGTGAGATTTAGGAAAGGCAGGGGGGCAAGCGAAGTGCCTATCTATCACCCGACTACTCACACAATGTATATTTTGCTTTTATATCTTCAACAATCATCTCTGGATATTGGATAGTGTGCCAAATATGACCACATTCATAACACTCTCTACGTCTTACAATAACGTGCTTTGAATTGCGGTCTGATCTTCTTACTTTTTGGTCTGTATAATCCTTGCATTTAGGACAGGCCACCCATGAAATTCTTTTCATAATCTGATATATTGAATTTAGATCGCATACTTAGTAGCCCC